AACTTTTCGGTACGATCACAGAAAAATTTTCCGACCTGCATGTTGGTCAGGCTTACATCGTGGCAGATGAATCTTCAGAAGGATCGACACCAGTTTTGGTCAACATACGACCACGGATAACAAAACATGGGGCTCCCACTAAGAAGATGACGAAATAGAAGACACATCACTCTTTCTGCCAAAAGAGATAAACTTTTACTTGGCTCAACTGAGCCAGTCGGCTTAGAGCACTAGCCAGATCTTTAACTTTAGCTGTTTTCAGCCATCTCTGCCAATCCATCAAGGTAAAACTCCCGTGTTTCCCTGCTACTCGCCTGATATAGGGATAATGTAGCGTTCCAAGAATCTTTTTGACTTTGGTGATTTTTCCTTTCATGATCTGCTTATTGTACGTCGCAACATTGAGCATATAACTCTGAAAACCTAATTCTTCGAGCTCTTCAACCGATTTGGTCACCTCTTTCCCCGGCACTGTCTCACAAACCTTGACCATACCTGCACGCTCGAAAAAAGGGTTATATTTAGCCATTACCGCAACCGTTTCTACCATGGGCTTGCCACATTTCGGCAGGCTTTCTCGCACAAGCTTAACCCCAGCACCAATTGTTCTGTATTTAGGATGTACAACCACCCTAGCAATTCTACTCAGCTTTGCATTGAGCTCTTGCATGTTCTTAGGCTTGAAAACTCGGCTACGGCCAAAACAGGCTGCTGTAGGTCGAGCATATACAATGGCACCGCAGATTTCTTCACCCTTCCTAAGTACAAAGATTTTATCGCGGAAGGCAATCTGATGACTGCGATAATGAAAGCCTGCAACTTCTTTCCAGTCTGCATATGTGCCTTCGACAACCTCCATCTCTCCAAGTAAGCTGCAATGTTCAGCTGGGACATTGGGGGAATAGCTCACTCTGACTTGCCAAACCGCTTATGAATGTGCACACTGGGCGCCAAATCTTCAGCCAAATCTTTATGAGTGGTTGCAGCAATGACTGCTTTTCCTTCCTTTCTAGCGATTTTCTGAAGATTGTAAGCCACGATCTTAGCCGTATCTCTGTCAAGAGTGGCTGCAAATTCGTCCATGATCCACCATTGTTTCTGAGATTCAAGGAGCTTTGCTAAGCGGTAGCGGTATTTTTGTCCGTCGCTGAGCTGGTTGTAGGTGCGGAGAAACAGGAATGCGTCGTTTAGGCCTACTCTGCTGAGTAGCTCTAAGCCTTCTTTAACGGTTTTTCCAACTGTTTCGATTAGTGGTTTGTCAACATCAATATCCACATCGTCAATATTCATTGCTTCGCCGCTGAGGTCTTGCAGTATGGCTTTGAGAAGGACGCTTTTTCCGCTGCCGCTGTCGCCTGTGATGTAGACGATGTCGGTGGGTCCTATCTTCAATTCCACGTTGTCGTAGATTACAAATTCTTCCCACTTGTCCAATCCTAGCCCGAAAGCCTCTGCAACGGTGACAACTCTCTCTGAAGGTTTAGGTGCGGCAGTTTCGTATGCGATGTTGATAATGAATTTGCCTGCTTGTCTATCGTATTTGCGGACGCGTTTTGTGATGCGGAAAAACTCTTGTTGTTTCCTCATTGGGGTATCATCCATACTCTGCCTTCAGGCTCACGTAGTTGCGTGCCACAATAGACGGCTAGGGCTAAAGCCCAGAGCATGTCGTCGTGGCTTCCTTCGGGGTGGCTGAACTTTAGGTGTCCAGATGCGCTGTATTCGTATTGTTGCTCGTTGATTTGGGTGCATAATGGGCGGTTGTAAGGAATGGCTAGGCGGTTCTGTTCCATGGCAATCTTTAGGCAACTCAGCATCTCCTCTTTGGTTCGTATCGTGAAAGTGAGACCTTCAACATGGTCTAATCCTTGCTGGTGGAACTCTTCCAATATGGGCTCGCCGACGCCTGTCTGGTCAATCAAAACTTTGCGGAAATGGAGTTTCTGGTCGGCTCGGATAACGTGGCCAATGACGTTGGCATATTTTGTGTTCAAGGGGAAAACGTGAAAATAAACAAGTTTCAGAATATCCCCTTCTAACCGCAAAATCATCAATACGCTGTAATCATCCAATTTTCCGAGGTCTAAGCCAGCATAGTATTCTCCTATTGGGATTGATGCTTCAAGGCTTGAATAATATTCTAGTTCCAGTTTTTGTGCTAACTCGACGCAGCTGCGGATTAGGTCTTGGCTGAAGTAGCAGTTGAGGGCTTCCACGAATTCGGCTTCGTACTCCATTTTGAAAGCGTCATCAGTCATGTTGGCGCGCATCTCTTCCAAGAACTCAGGTGTAATCAGTGGGCAGTCGGCAGATTTGACCTTGTGTACGCTGTAGTGGGGGTTTACGAAAGCTCTGTAGAAGAAGTGGTCTTTTCCCCAAGGGGTGCTGAGAAAGATAGCTGTGCCTTTTGTGGTGCTGATCATTGGAAAAATGACTTGTGTTATCACGTCTTCGGGCATGAAGGCGGCTTCGTCGCAGATTATGAGGTTAGCTGTGTAACCCCGTAGCATGTGCTTGCTGCAGGGTAAAGCGACGATTTTAGAGTCGTTGGAAAGTTGCACAATTGTTCTTGTTTTGCGTACAATGCTTTTTGGCAAGATAGAGCTACTGTAAATTAGGTCGAGAATTCTGTCGAACATGATCATGCTTTGGCGCAGGCTTGGAGACACGATTAATGTGGTTGTCTTCGGATTTGCGTAGGCGAAGTGGATGGTCTTTGCTGCTATGGTGGTTGTTTTGCCGCTCTGTCTTCCCCAGCAACCGACAATTCGCTTAGCCTTGTCCTTCAACAGTTTTCTCTGATAGCTGAAAGGTTTGAAGCCCATCAGATGCTCCGCAAAAAGAACGGGATTACGCTTTAGCTCTTGTAATGCTTTTTCCATGCATGTCCCTCACGAATTTTTTGGCTTTTTTGCTTATCTGCTGCAACAGTTTAGCTAAATCCTCAGTCTTTTCGGCGGAGCCGCCTGTTAATTTGAGAAGCATTGCTAATGTTCGGGCGTGACTGGCAAGGTTCTGATAGTATATTCCGCGATGCTTATCATACTCCGATTTTTGAGCAAGTCTCCAGAGCTTGTTGATGATTTTCCATTCTAATGCGATTAGTTTTGCAACATCAGACTTCGCGTCGTGTTGACCCCCCTTATTTATAGGGGGGCTATTACCTCGTTTACGAGTCATCACGATTTTGCTCCAAAAAAGGCGCCTAAAATGGTGCCGATTAAGAGGGTGATTGCACTGAAGATTTCAGTAGACCACCTTTGAAGTATGATTAAATGCGTTATTTCGAGTGCGGTTAAGGCGATTAGGCTTACAATTGCGAAGGAGACACCATAGACAAGCCTTTCGCTGGGTGAAACTTCTACATGTCGAACTTTCTTGCGACGTGCATCTAGCTGTACTGTAACGGTTTTAGTCAGTGCTTTTCGAATGATGTTTTTTAGAAACATAGGCCCAACCATCCTTTCCTCTTAACCGAGGAATTACGAGTGGTGCGAATTTCTTCAGCTTCCGTTTGTGCCGCGGCTTTAGGGCATTACGTCTTTCTATCGTTATGCTTTGAATCATGGCTACGGGGATGACATTGTAGTGGAAATTCACGTTTTGTACGATTTCTTTGGCGATGACTATGTGTTTGATTCGTTTACCTTTAATACCGAGGAAGTAGCCTACGCTGTGTACAGGTGTGTCCCATTTTCCCTTGTCAATAGGGCTGGTGCCTTCGCTGGCGTCCATCCAATTAACAATAATTAAATCGCCAAACGCTAAATCCTCAACCTTAACTTTAGAGCCGAAAACCAAAAATAATCACCTACATAACTTGTGCCAGTATCCCGCCCACCATTGTTTCTAGAAGCTCATCTTTGTAAAAAGTGACGACAGCCATCACAGTATCCGCATTCCTTTTAACCGTGAACTTTGTTGTCCCGTCTGGAATGCTAATATAGCCATCTTCATTTGGAGTTTTATCCACATCTCCACCAGAAGTTGAAAACACGACGTGAATGTCAGTCAAGTCGGAAGTGTAGCTTCCGCCACTTTGTCCATAATTACCGCTCACTTTGCTAACATCGAAAATATCGACTTTCCTATTCGGCACAACATCAGCCATATATTTAAAGCCAGCTTCACCTTCACTTTTACCATAAGCACCTGATACGAAGGTTGAGTCAAAAATACTAACGTTTCCATCAGGCCAAGCTGACAGATTTGGATAGGGACTTGAACCGCCAGTTTGATCGCCTTCCATTCGTGAAGGATTCGCGTCATTACACCACAAGTCAATCTTAATTGTCTTTAGCCCAGAAATGTTTGGAATGTAAAACTCGCCGTTTACAAGAGTTTTCATGGCACATTCAGGAGTCCAAACCATTAACTAAACACCACACTCTGCTCGCATACTACTTCAATGGTCAAATCGGCGCCCGCGGTTGTGCTGCCGACCTGATCAATATCAATAGTCAGCTTGTCACCCTCAGAAAGCGCCGTAACGTCTGGCGTTCCAGAATCACCCGTCGTCTGCCCGTCAGCTATTTGCGGACGGTTCGCCTGAGTTGTGAAAATTGTGGCTCCGTTCTTGTTGACGTCAACAATTATAGCTGCGCCGGAAGGAGCCGTTTTCACAACAAGCTTAACCTTAACAATTGTTAATGTGCAGGGAGCCAGAAGCGTAGGCGCCTTGTCCGTTCCAACTGAGAGCGCGCCTACAACGGCGAAGGACAGAGTGGTTTTAACTTTAGCTGTAGGCATCTTTGATGCTGGAACCTTGGCTGAGGCGTCTAGTTCGCAGTAGCCGCTTGCCTGTCCCTTATTCGCTTGATCTTCAAAAGTTGCAGAATGCGATTCGTTGCCATGGGTAAAATCGGTTATCTCGGCTTTAGTAGTTGTCTTTACATGGTGATCTGACGCTCCTATTCCAGCAAGCTCCGAATGATTCATCTGCCGCGCTAAAACACCATCATGCTTATGCCCGCTAACAATGTCAAAGCTGAGTTCACTTTCAGGGTGCGTATGCGCTTTTGGATTGTGGTCCTGTATTTGTGCCTTGGTAGAACCCTCTAACTTCTCAGAATCGTCCACCACACCGTTATCATTCTGGTCGTAGGTCAACTTGTACATGTCGCCGCCACCAGCAGGCTTAGCTTCATACATATGCTTTCCACTTGCAGCCTTGAAAACCAGAATCTTATCATCACCGATAGCTGAATCATCAACGTCCTTCAATCTTCTCAGCTTATGCTTAACAGGTAATCCAAACATGTACTCCGCCATCTTCAACTCCTCACGATTGACTCGATGTCCTTGTTAGCATTGTACGTAAAAGTCAAGGTGAAGAGAGTTTCAGCGCCTTGCTTAGCAACAATGGTTTCAATGTCCTTGTCTACGTTGTAGGTGAACTCTAGCTTGGTAATTTTCTTGCCAGGTGGAGGCGCCATAATACTGCTTAAAGCACTGTGAATAGCTTTGAGGGCTTCAGCAGATTGACCATAAGGAACCTCA